TCATATCTTTGTCTATTTAAATTAGCTGTCTGGTTTATTTCTGAAATAGAATCAACTCCCGTGGGATTATAAACACTTAATACTCCATTTGTCTTAACTGAATCAAATTTATTTGTTAATCTAATTATTTGCTTTTCTGAATCAACAGATAATATCTTTCCAAAATTTGCTATGTTAGTTTTTAATTCATCTTCTATTATAACAAGATCTCCAGGTTTACATAATAAACTTTCTAAACCTGCGGTAAAGGCGACTTGTTGGTTTTCTTTTAATTTAGAAAATATTTGATGTTGCGCGACTCTTCGAGCCATTGCTCTAGATGTAATCCCAATTCCTTCTATTTTTTTCTTAAATATACCTCTTTCTTTAATGTCTTCTTCATCTTCGACTACCTCGATTTTTGGTGAAAAATTATCAAATCTATCTCTATATCCTACCTCTATACAATTAAATTGTTGATCTCTGTTATTGTTTGAGTAAAAGAAAAGTCCATCTTTTACACTTTCGTTTGTGAACAAATTAACTGCTCCTCTAGGTCTATCATCTATAAAATTAATTTCTGAATTACTAAAAAAAGTTCTACCTCTAAATAAAGCTGCAATAGTGTTTATAGCGTCAAAAATCTTTTGTCCTTTATCAAAGACAATATTGCAAGAAAATCTAGGTTCCTTACCCCCTCTTCCATCGGTTACTCCCTCAAAATATCCATTTTCGTCTACAGCATCACAAAATCTTCCTATTTTATATAGCTGCCACTTATTAATGGTGTCGCTATTTATATGAGAACCCATCCCATATCTAGAACTTGTTAGTAAATCATATAAAATCCAAGCGGGGTTATCTGTCCACATTAACTCTTCGTGGAAAGATCCATCCCAGTCACCTTTATATATTAATTTATCTGGCTTGCTTGTGTTATCGAAAATTTCTTTATTGGCATAATATCTCTTGTCTATGCCGTTTTTAGTAGGAAAGTAGTTGCTTGGAATTTTTACCTTTTTTAGCTTACAGTCAAAACTTCTTCTAGGGATACTACCAAAAGCTCTTGAGTCTAATTTTGTGCCTACTATAGCAGAAAAAGGATAAGGTAAATTAACTTTAATTATTTCTGTTACCTTATTTACAGAAACTACTTTAGACAACAAAACAGAATTTGTTTCGTAGGAAAGCTTAGTAATTCTTACATACCTTTTTTCATTAGAATCCTCTTCTAAAGTTCCAGCCTCTATACCCACTTCACCATCAGCACTTAAAACCTCTTGGTTCGTACCTTTAAGTGGTGGTAATTCAAAAGGTCTAGACAAATAATCAAAATCATCATCTGCACCATCAAGTTGGACTATGAATTCTCTGCCAGAAGTTGCTTTATAATCAGGGTTACCTATATCAATTAAGGTGTTTGATTCTATGAGAGCTACAATGCGATATGTATACTCTCTGTATTTTTTTAAACCCTCATCACTAAGTATTGTCCCTGTTTCTACGCTTATATTCAAAACAGTTGGGAAATTAGTACCTATAGATAAATCTGCGTCATCTCTCCCTGTTCTTACATTATTAACATCTTTAATTAGAGTATCTTTTAAAGATGATATATTTAAAGTAACAAATACTTCTTCTACATTAGGATTGTATATTGTATGTAAAACAGGTATTGCTTCTTCATCAAAATTTGCAAATGAATTCTCTCCCCAATTTGAATAATTCCTTTGTATGTTTCGAGCGTCTCTTCTCTCATCATCACTACCCTCATTTAAAGGTAAACCTTCTATTATATCTGTATTGAAATTTGCGGCTGCTTCTCCAAGAACCGCTGATCTAGTTAACATTGCCTCATTAGGCATAATCCTTTGAGGGGCATTTATTTGATCACGGACTGTGTTTGAGTTTCCATTAGCTCTTGCAATTCCAAAAGGACCAAAAAGTTCTCTATCATATACTTGATCGATAAAAACTTTATTAAAAAATGTAAATGGGTCTTGGTCCTCATTTCCTTGTTTAAATTCAGCTAATACATTACTGTAATTGTATTTTAAATTAATTTTATTAAAATTATTAACGGTAGAATCAGTCTGAATAACATCTTGATTTAAATTAATACTTTTTACATACTTAAAAGAATTTAAATCACTTAATTCTTCGATTACATTACTAGGTATTTTATAAGTGGTTTCGGCGGTCGTGAATCTGATATCGTCAAAAAACGGAGTTGAAGACGTAACTGACTCTCCTCCTATAACATGGTCTTCGATTGGTATCTCAAAAATCAAAAATCCATGCATAGTCCCAGTTAAAGTGCCATTAGCATCAATTTCAGGGCATGTTACATCTGTGACTCTGATACCAGCATTTCTCATTCTTGCTATTAAGTTTAGACCGTTTAGTGATCCAACTGGTAAAGTAGTCATGTTAAATAATTCATCTCCGTCTACAATAGACTTATCTAAATTAGTATTTGAATCTTCTACTTTTACTATAACAACCCCTCCATAAAACGTTGAATCTAAGTATCTTTGAAGCAAATCAATCCCCCGAAATTCTGACTCATTAAAATTTAATCGCTCTAAAGTTCTTAAAGCTAAGTCTCTTTGCTTTATATTCCCTCCTTCCTGATTATTACTAACAAACAAATTATAAATATTGTTTATTTCATCAACAACTGCTTCAGTAATTTCTCTGTTGTTTTCATCAAAAATACTAAGAGCTGGTTGGAAGGAAAAAAGAAATTTAGAAGTAGAGATAGTTGAATCTGTCCATAGCAGACTATCTAATGTGCCTTTAGGTCTAGCTTCATCTCTGAAAGCCGCATTAGAGTCATTGTAGCCTAATTGCCTTTCTCCATTTAAATGCCATTGAAAAACTTTAGCTCCATCAGCTCCTCTGTATTTTACATAACCTCTAATACATAGAAAATAATGAGCGGCATTTAAGGGGGGGGTTTGTGGGGGAATGTTAATGACGTGACCTCCGAATGGAAATGGCATAACTCTCTCAACTAGAAAAACCATAGCTACATCTGGTACAGAGGAAGCTTCATGTGGGTCAATTCCTCCAGCAGTGCTAGAATTAAGAGCTGTTATTCTTCCATCAGAGCTACGCTTAAAAGAATCTTTCAATTCTTGGAAAAACTTTCTACAAAATGTTACTCCTTTGGTGCTATCTAACTCCATATTAAGAGTTAATGCAGTTTCTGTTTCTAAATCAGTTAGCTGGTTTTCATTATTATTGGGATCATTAGTCACTGCTACAGCAGTGTCATCTAAATAGATACCTTGTAACATTTCTAGGCCATCGACGATTCTTCCTTTTGAGTTGACTATCCCTTCAATGGGGCCGTCACTAATTAAATCTAGCGTCTCTGCGTAACTAAATGAAGCCCCGTATTGCAACTCGCCCATTACAGGAGGTTTGTAAATGGGTGGTTTAGGTTTTTTACTACCTCCACCTCCAGCGATGCTAATTTTTTTGAGTAAATGTTTCATTATGTCGGGTTTACTCTATTCCCTATAAAAGTAGGATTATCAGCTTTGAAATATTTTTGTGACTTCGTATTCGCCAGAGACTCTTGTGGGCTTTGGTGTTGAGGAAATGATTTAATTGTGGCTTGTATGACTTGAGAGCCAACTTTTAATCTGCCATATCCAACAGGGACTGGAGTTCCTTGACTTGCTACGTTTACTGTGTTAGAAAATATTAAAGAAGTTTTAGAAGCATCTGCCTCAATTTCTAAAGCCTCCATTTCAGGTTTTGGAGTCAAGGCATAAGAAATAGCAGCAAATATGACTGCGACCGCTAAATTAGCTAAAAGAGTCCCTGATCCTAAAAAAGCAAACACGGGCGCGAGAAATCCTGCTCCAGTGATAGCTGGCACTAAATCTATAGTTTTTGGATTCTTAAATCCATCCATCTCTTCTCCAGAAGAAATCCTCTTCTTGTCTACAATTATGTCGTAACAAAGACCCTCTTTGTGTAATTGTATGATCCTTGCTATAAATCCAGATCTATTACAGTCTATGGCTTCTAAAACGTCTTTTGGGTTTGGTAGACTCAACTTAAAGTTGTCTCCATATTCCCTAGCTAAAATTCCGTGTAAATATACTTCTGTCATGCTACTGCCTTAATCCTTTCTAGTATATTTACATCAGCTTCTATAGTTTCGGGCGTATAAATATTTATTTTTTTTGTGTTTAAACTGTAAATTAAAAATGGCTGGCAACAATTATCAGACATTTTGACATCAAATTCTGATTCTGTTTCATCTCCTAATATATGACTGTGAAAAACAGCCACCATTTCATAAGAATCTTTAAATAAAAGATAGCTCAAAGGATTGATTAGGAAATACGATCTAGGATCTTCAGAAGCGTTGTCTTCTAATTGAATGACAAATTCTTTATTTTCTTGGTCATATCCAAGAAATCCACATATTTCTTTAGTGAAATACTTGTGAGCTATTTCCTTTATCTTGTGAAGAGCTGAAATTTCTCCTTTACATTTGTGCATTTCTAGCATAACTAAATCCGTCAGTTCCTGGGAATCCACCAAATTTTGGATATTTAGGTGTTGGGTTTGGCAAAAGTGTTTGTGGCGCTTCTTGGTAGGGTTCTTTAATAGATTTGAATTCTCCACTCCCTGTTAAATGATAAGGTCCGACAGTATGTATATCCAGCATCCCTGTCACATCATCAGCAGGATCACCAATGTAGCCCGTGGTTGCATCCCACCAAGCTACCAATCCATCTCCAGTCACTCCGCTATATGTTCCTGTACATTCGTAATAAGGTCTAGGAGCGAAATCAAAATTATTTGTGGCCTCATTTGGAGTTCTTATTTGTTTATATAAAAATGTTATCTCTTCTTCATTAATGGCTCTGTTCCAAACAGCCCACGGACCTATACATCCGTTTATTGAAGTTGTGCGAGGTGTTGTAACACCTCCAAATCTAGTATCGTAACCCAATCTTCCTGGATAATATTCAACAGCCCCTAACATAAATGTTTGAGGTAATGCTGGCAAGTTAGAGGGTTGATTAGTCAAACTTGTCGTCGCTAGTCTTTCTGCTAAACTTCCAAAGTTTCCTAGGTTATTTGATAATCGATTTCTCCCAACGTTACTCTCTCTAGTCATATTAGTAGAGCTGTCAGTGCTCGCAGATTTATTAACGCCGTTTACATAAAATTTTATAAGAGTATCTTCCTGTGTGCCTTGTCCATTGATAAAATTAGCAGTTCCTGTGCTATTGGTAATTATATATTGAACCCATTGCCTTGAATCTCCTCCATTTTGCTCTTCATTAAGCTTCACACTTCTAAAAGCATTTTCATCGGCATCTGTAGATGTTGAGCTAATTAAGTAACCTAAGTAATTAGCAGAAATTGTGCTTGTTTTTCCACCTCTTACTTTTCTTGTACGACTATTTGTTATTCCATTTGTAGTTGTATTATAATTTATGTTTAAGAATTGCATATTTGGCCAATTCTGATCATCTCTTGGTGTCGTACTTAATACTCCAGCTCCTACAGGGCTGTTCGAATTAACATTCACCCATCCCATAATTGTCCACTCTCCTGTGAAATGCCCAGTTAATCCTTCTTCCGTAGAATGAAATAATCCTGTGTGATCTGGGATTAAATCATTATTTTGGCTTGCAGCGCCAGATATTTGAACTCCACTGAAACCAGATTGGATGTTTTGCCCAGCTATAAAACTCACAAGGTCAATATCATTAAATCTTTTGCGGCAAGCCGATAGTTTTTTTGTGCAGCCATCTTTTTGCCAGTATGTAGGGTTGCCCTCTGGTGATTGTCCTACTATTGGGCTAGCTAGTGTTCCAGTTACACAAACAAAAACTGTTTTTAAAGGACTACCAGCTTCGTTAGTATTTGAGGTGGGTAAAAGAATTGTTGGGCTTTCAGTTACAACTATATCTCCTTTTATATATTCTCTTGTTGGATTCCATAATGCATTTGGATCATTGAAGAAATGCACTGGGGATGCAGCAGCACTAGGGTCAGCATTTTCGGCTGGTCTATATATGGGAATAACTGGCTCGCCATCTGCATCTAAAAATTTATCACCATTAGCTTTCTCTATAGGTATTCCAGCATACCTACATCCCTCCCCTCTATACTGCCAGTAGCAAAATTTAGATACTACATTCCTATTGTTTACTGAAAAATTTTCTAAATCTAATGGAGAAGTTAATTCGAACTCTGCAAAAATTTTTGATTCTTGAGTTTTCCGACCCATCAACCATGTTTCATCAGTGAGTTCTGCTTTAGGATCTGCTGAACCAAAAGGGTTCCCTCCTTCAAAGTTAGCATCATCTATAAATTTTACAGATACTCTTTTTCTAACTATTTTAGCATTTTTAAAATCTTTATAATTTTGTAGAAAATTAGTAATAATATTGTTTTGGTTAGCTACTCTTATTTTTGGTCTAGCTAATGTTCCATCTCCTAAAATATCAAATCCTTCTGTTTCTATTGCTAATGGCAAATATTCTATACCTTGCCAAACAATTGATTTCTCATAAACTGCTCCCCCGTGAAATCCTAAAAATAAAGTTGGTTTATTTATTCTATCTGGGAAAATTCTAAATAATTCTAATACGGCGGTTGGTTGTAGGTCTAAAAGACTACTCGCTACTTTGTTTTTTCCTTCTGCCGCCATATTTTAAATTACACTTTATTATTATATAATATAAAAAAGAAGTGAAAATTACACAGGTAAAAGACACCTCTGAAGTGTGGCCATATTTTTATGAGTTTTGTGTAAAATCAAAACCTTATGATTTTTGTTCTCTCAAATCAAAAACTTTAAGGGATAATAGAATAAGAAACGTATTTAAAGAATTTTCGTCTCACAGGGTTTATAAAGCTGAAAAAGAAAATCAGCCATTCGCTTTTGCATTTATTAAAGAAGAGCAAGTATGTTTAGATTTAGCTTTTATTTTTGGTATTTCTTCAAAAGCTGGCAACCTTGAGCTTGCATCCATAGGCCGTTTTATGATAAAAAAAGCTCTTAAATGCTCTGATAAAGCCTATATAAAAAGTGAAATCAGGCGTACTTTTAAAGTTGGCCCTTACAAGAAATGGATTGAAAAATACTACAAAAACGCTATCATCATCAATGATGAGAACAATACTGTAATTTTCTGCAACAAAAACATTATGACTATTAAATTCAAAGTAGTGGGAACAAATAAAGCGACTCAACATCTAGTTGGTAAGGAGGCTTTTCTTAAATCAACTCGGAAGGTTAAGCACGGCTTGCTAAGAGAAATAGCTATTGAGGAAAAAATTTACTTTTTAGACGAAAAAGGGGTTGACTTTCTTTCTGAATCTGTTCTTCTAAACGGACTTATCTCTGATAATGAAAACAATGTAGGGAATATTTCCCTGCAATTTATACCAAATAAATGAAATCGAAACCTATCCTTTACAGGGTATACACTAAGAAGGGCGAGTATCATCACGGCTACAGTGCAAAGCTAAAAGGTTCTCGCGATTGGGCTATTGACTGTGCTAAAGCCGTTAGAGGTATAGTAAAAGAAGTCTATGCTGACGATGATACAGAAAAGCTTATTTTTGATTACGGTAAAAAAGTAAAAAAATAATGCTCTCTATAATTAAATCTATTTTAAAATCTTTAGAATTATTTTTAAAGATAAAAAATAATAAATTTTACTACGATTTGCATAAAGAACATAAACAAACAGAAAATAAACTTATCAATGAAATTGAAAAACTTAGGGAAACTGGCAGTAATGATGACGCTGATAGGGCTGACCTCTTGCGCCAGCAACTCACTGCTGAACGTAAACAGTTTAAACATTTATCAGCCTTCTACTCTAAAACTGGAGAAGGGGCTTCCGATACAGACTAAAGAGGGTGTTTATACACCTCAAACTGATGAGGTTTGGCATTCAGATACTCGTTTTCGTCGGCTAGAACGAGAAATTTATCCTACGAAATAACTTTTAGTGTAATTTTTGATTGACGAAGATTACAAAATTGTAATAATAAAAACATATATGAAAAAACTAGTAATTGGTCTTATGACTATGTTGGGTGCTGCTTTTAGTAGCGCGGGAACCGAAACTTCTTCTAATCTTACTCAAGGTATTTCTGTAGATATTGGAGTTTCTCACACTGAATTAACAAACACTAGGGGTCTAAAAGTTAGAGATGATGCATTTAACTACACACTTCTTCTTGGAACTGATGTTGGTGGTGGATCTCTTGCTGCTGGTGTAGGACTCTTTGAAACAGACGAAGACACTGACTCACAAGTTGATGTTTCTTGGACCAAAGGTGTTGATCTTTTGGGTCAAGCCTTTGATGCTAAAGTATCTTTCCAAAAGGTAGAAACTGATTTTGGTGACTGGGAGCAAGTTGGTCTTGGTTTAGCTTACTCTCATGAGTTAGCTGATGTAACCACAACTGTTTGGCATGAGCTTGGATCAAGTGCTTCTTATGGCGTAGAATTAACTGTTTCACGCATTTTTGAAACTCCTGTAGCTAATCTTACTGTGATTCCATTCATCACATCTAACTTCGCTAACTCTTACAATGCAGTAGAAGTTGGAACTGTTGTTGATTACGATTTCGGTAATGGGCTTTCAATTGCAGCTAAAGCCACCTACAACCATAATGATGTAGACAATTCACCATATAGTCTCGATCATGATTGGAACTTTGGACTAGGATTTAAATACGAATTCTAATATATTTCAAAAAAAAACACGATTAAAGCCTCCCGAAAGGGGGGCTTTTTTTTTATTCCGTGTAAATAATTAAACATGGAACCTGAAAAGTCTATTTTAAGGGAGTTTTTAAACGGAGGATGGCTAGTGCCACTTGTGGGTGCTGCCGCCATGTTTGCTAGATTACTTTCTGCAAACAGCGGTTTATCTTTAAAACAACAATTTAAAAGAGTAGCTACAGCCGCCATAGCTGCTGGAATAGCGTGGTTTGTATTGGAGCAGACTGATGTCTCTTCACTAGCAAAAGCTGTCACTTACGGTATAATAGGTGTAATTAGCCCAGAGGTAATTAGTGGTATTGTAAGACTAGGAGAGAAATTCGCTAAGAACCCAGAGAAATTTATTAAAAGATGAGACCTAAATTTATTGTTTACTGCCTAGCTGCTATTTGCTTTTGTTTTTCTTGGAAAGGTTTGATTCTCACAGAGGATATCGAGTCTACTTTACAAGAAAACGCTAGACAATCAGAGTCTTCTATAATGGAAATAGGCATGTGTTTTGATTGGTATGGGGTTATAATCGTCAACTCTGTGGTTAAAACATCTCACGGAGTTATCTCTACAACAGAAATGGTTGATATCCTAGAGGAAGAAAGACTTAACAAAGACGAATATTTAAAGGGATACAAGAATGATATAACTCCAGATGAAGTAGAGTTAGCTAACTTTGTTTTTGAGCAAGAAAAAAAAATAAGTGTTTATGTTGATAAGTTGATTGAGTGGGGAAAATCTGGTGATGTGAATAAAATCAAAGCTTCAGTCCCTATAATGTATGAAATGACTGACCCGACTATCGACGCAATCAATGGGATCATGGATACAAAAATGTACTATAATGAATCTAAAAGCAAAAATTTAAATAATAAAATTAAAACTTATAGAGATTTTATGATCCTGACTATCGTGTTATGTTTTGTGATGTCGATATGTGCTGGGTTTAGTAGAAAGTGTGCGTAATGAATTTTAAAGGAAAAAAAGAAGTTGTAAAAGCAGTTCAGAAACTCCTTGGTGTTTCTGCTGATGGTGTAGATGGACCAGTGACTTGGAACGCTATACTAGCTAAACTATCAACAAAAGAGACTACTAATGCTACTGGTAGCATAGCAGAGAAGATGGTTCAGTTAGCCCGTGGAGAAATAGGAGTATCAGAAGTTGATGGTAGTAACTGTGGCCCCAGAGTAGATGAATATAAAGCTGCTACTTGGTTAGATCCAGATAAGGGTTGGCCTTGGTGTGCTGCTTTTATTTGCTGGTTAGTTAGAGAAGCCATAGAGGGGGAAGATATTTCTTTTAAACGTCCTAGGACTGCTGGAGCGTGGGACTTTGAAAATTGGGCTAAACAACAAGATGGAAAAGGAGTAGATCTACGAAAACCCACAAATGAAGATATCAAAGCTGGCGATATTGTAGTATTTACTTTTTCACATATTGGCATAGCAGTGAAAGATGTGGACTCTAGCGGTTACGTTGTCACTATAGAGGGTAATACAAATGGTGCTGGTAGTAGAGAGGGTGGTTCAGTCTTAGAAAAGAAACGTCATGTTTCTAAGATAAGAAGCAGAATAAGAATTTCATAATGAATTTAGAACTAGACTTTTCTGAACAAATTAGAGCTAGCAAGTGGAGCGCTAAAAGAAAACGTTCTATAGATTGTAATAATCCAAAAGGATTTAGCGAGAAACAATATTGTAAACGTCAAAAGAGAGGCGGGGCATATAAATCAGATGGTGATAAAGCTAGAATACCAGAGAAGAAAAAAGATGGTAGCAAAAGACCTAAATCAGAACACTCTGATCTTTATACAGATGAAGATCCAAAAGGAACAATAAAAGGATTAGGATTTAAAGATGCTAAAACCGCTGTGCAATCTATTAAAATAATTAAAAATTCTAATAGAAAACATGCTCATAAAGTTCAAGCGATGTTGGTTATGATACAGCGAGCGAAAGTAGCCCTTAAAAGAACTTCAGATCCAGAGAAGAAAAAAAATTTAAAGGCAGCTATAAAAGCATACGAACCAGCATTTGAAAAGCTTAAAGATAAAAAGCTGTAGACATATAGATTTTGCTATATATAATACTTGATGAACAAGGTTAACATCAAGGTAAACAGCCACGATATATTTAATTTTGTTGTGGGTAATTCTGTTTTCGATCCTATCGAAAGATGCATCGATCCTACAAGATATGAAGTCTTTGATAATTTTGTTTACGATAACAAAACCAGAGAAAATATCACGCAAGGCCATGATTACCAGAGGTTTTGCTGGGAGGTTACTAAATTAAAACAATTGGCTAGAAAGATGCATAGGAAAGAAGTGGAAAGTGTTTGTGAAGAAATTGCTGAAATTGCTCCTACATACGTCCTTTTAAATCATGGCTAAGAAATCTACATTACAATCTAAATATTCACTTAAGAAAAAAGTGAAGAATAAAGGGGTTCATGCTAAAAGTAAAAGCTCGAATCATAAAAATAGTAAAAACTATATAAAAAAATATAGGGGGCAAGGTAAATCAAGATGATAACTTTACCAATTAAAAGAGAGTTATACAATTATAGTAAAAAATTAGTGGAGGAGAACAATTTCGGGCAAAGAGGTAAGGACGATGGTAGCCCGAAAGAACAATTTATTGGGATTCTTTCTGAAAATATGGTTAGGCAATACTTGGGCCTTTCTTTAATAGAGCCTAAAGGATTTGATGGCGGTTATGACATCATGTATAAAGACCAAAAGACTGATGTGAAATCAATGAACAGAACGGTAGACCCCAAGCCTTTTTATATAAATAATGTTTTTGATGTTCAATTGAAACACAAATCAGATGCTTATATTTTTACCTCTTTGAATACTAAAAAGAAAAATCTGTCTATCTGTGGTTGGATCACTAAAGAAGATTTTAAAAAGAGAGCATCTTTCTATCCAAAAGGAACAGTTCGGATGAGGGGTCCAGAACCGTTTACTTTAAGAGCGGATAATTGGGAAATTAAAAATGAAGATTTAAATGAATTTAGTAAATGACATTCCTATTACTTCAGATGACTATGTTCATGTAAATTGTATTGTAGAAATCCCTAAAGGAACTAATACTAAATATGAGTATGATGAAAGTCTAAACATATTTAAATTAGATAGGTGTCTTGTTTCTTCTCTCCAATATCCAATAAACTATGGTTTTATTCCACAAACAATAGCTCTTGATGACGATCCTTTAGATGTTTTGATTTTTAATCATGACCCTATAGATAGAGGGAGTTTAGTATCTTGCCGTGTTCTTGGTGTTTTAGGTTTTATCGATGGTGGAGAAGTCGATAATAAGTTAATTGCTGTGCCTCATTGGTCTCCTGTTGATAAATATCAAACAGTCCATGACATTGAGTCTGCTCACTTAAAAATATATAGACAATTTTTCAAAATTTATAAAATAGACAGAGATTCTAACACTAAAGTAGGAGATTGGAAATCTAAAAATGCAGCTCTACAAATAACTAAAGATTCTCACGAAAGATGGGTAGAATCTAATAAAGAAAGATTTCATGAGGAATGGTCAGAAAGGCAGTTTTGGTCTAAAATCAAAGAAAAAGGTTACATAGTTCATCCTGATTAGGTGTAAATAACAGTATGGATATCATTCTTCAACTAGTTCAAGATAACCCTTGGTTTGGTGTAGTGACTGCTGGAATCGCTTTCGCATCTGCAATCGCTGCTGCCACCCCTACCCCTAAAGAGGGAACGATTTGGTCCAAAATATATTCAATTATTGATTGGGCTGCGTTAAATATCGGGAAAGCCAAGCAGAAATAGTCTACGGATTGTTTTACAAATTAATCTCTAGACACCCCCTTCCCTAAAGGCAGGGGGTTTTGCTGTATATTTACTTGATTTGAATTAATTATAAGCTACGATACAACTTATGATCTCCAATAAAGCTAAAGGTTTGTCTGGATTAAGCCACGTAGCTCATACAAAAAAATTGATGGATGAGTCTGTAAGGAGGTATCATCATTCTTGTTTGTCGGCAGGTTTGTCTATTAAGAAGACAGGGAAAGCTCAAGACATAGGGCATGTTGATTTTGTTGTAGAGGGAGAGACTGTAGATTTAAAAGGTTTAAAAAACTCCACAAGAGAAGGTAAAATACTCTTAGAGTTTCTAAATGTCAGTGGTAAAACTGGCTGGTGCAATGAGAGTGGCACTCCTGTTTGGATAGCATTTGACGTAGGAGCTTTTTTCTTACATGTAAAAAACTCTGACCTTTATAACTTAGCAAAAGAAAAATGTGATTTAAGAGACACGGTTACAAAGGTAAATGAGTGTCTTTATAAAGGTTACAGGAGAAAAGGAAGAAAAGATTTAATGTCTATGGTTACACTACAGGATGTTTTTGTGAGTAACTGTGAACACTGGATTCTACCTTATCAAGAATATGAAATAAAGATAGAGAACGTTTAAGGATATGCTGTAAAATTACCTGTTCCTATATAGCTAAACCCGTCATTAAAAGGTCTTAATAGTAAACCTGTTGTAGCTATTGCACTACCTGTCCAAGCTGGCTCAAGATTAAATACATTACGATTATACTCTCTAATTACATGTTGAGAATAATACTCCTTACTGCCACTTAGACCGTAAGATCCTGTAATTTCTCCTCTAAAGTCAGCCCAAATACCAGAGTCAACGCTGGAACTGGAGTGCATTCTGCTTAATAAATCACTTGGCATACTCTTTTAGTTACACTTTTTTCAGAATTCTTGAAAAATTCTCTTGACTCCATTGTCATATTCGATATAATCCTCCCCATGCTATTATGGATTGGTATTATTA